GAGAGCTCCAGCAACGCCATTAGCCGCATCTTCTTCTAACTTCTGCACATTGGCATTTTGTTTTTCAAGAACTGGGGTAGTAGAGTCAATCGTTTCCTGTAATTGTTCTACAGTTACTTGTGGCTCCTCATTAATTTTTTGCTGTATCTTGCCAGCCTTTGTTGCCTCTGTTTTAGTGCCAAGGCCAGACTTCTCTGCGCCAATAGCCATTTCTTTAACTTGCTCACCAGCAGGCTTAATCTTTTCAATAACAACGGTTGGCTTAACTTCACGCTCAAGTGTTTTCTTTATAGCACCACTTGTCGCTTTTTCTATTATCTTTTTACCAATAGCCCCAACACCAGCCACCATTTCTGTTTCACCAGTAAAGACTGAGTCAGCTTCAGATATTGGCAATGACTCATCAATAGCTGGGATGTCACCAGTTAATTGGTCAATCTTAGAATTAATGTTTTGATTAATCATTCTTTAGCCTTTTGTTTTGACGCCTCTGATGCCGATATTGTAGCAGTTCCAGTTGCCAGTTTAGCTTTATTTTTCATTGACGTTTTAGCAACTTTGGCTACGCCTTTTTCAATTAACTTTCCAGCAGGGCCAAGTAATGATAACTCTGCCCCAGCCTTGCCAAACTCAGGCTTTAACCTAGTTTGCAATCCGCTACCTACAGTAACAGGCATACCGCTACCAGCAGTCTTTAATGCTTCTGATGTACCAGTATCAACTGGCATTAAGTCGCGCAATGTAAAATCTATGCCCCCAATATTAACTGAGCCTAAACCTTCTAAGAATTGTGCGGCTTGCTCAACACCAATACCGGCTAACTCAAGTCCTCTTTCATAAGCACTTTGTGGAATGTTTTGTACTGTAGGCTTATTGTCTGCAATCACTCTCTCAACTGGAGTTTCATTTGGCAATATGTCTGCATACAAATGTGCATCGTATTCTTCACCATATAATTGTTCTAATGTTTTCATAATGCGCCAGCGCTTAATCCTGTAATAGATTTCTTATCTTGGTAGTTTTTATATTGCCGCTTTAATGCTAACAACTCAGCATCGCTTAAGCCTTTTTTTGTGTTATATCCATCTGGCGTCATTGTATCTGGATTAAAACCAGCAAAACTTTTTTTCATTGCATCGTATGCTGAAGTTTGAGATTTTTTAGATTCTTGAAACTTCTCTGATTTAGGATATTCTTTAATAGCCAATTGAGTAGCTTCATTTGGGCTATACTTTAATGAACCATCAGGATTAGTTTGCACTTTAAAACCTTCAGCCAACTCATTAATACTTTGAATACGTTTAGCAGTAGGCAAATCAACTGGAGACATTGGGTCTTCAGCAGCGCCAGCAGCAGTTCTAATCTGAGCTTTATTATTAGCCACAACTTTGCTTGCCATACTTGTAATCAAAGAAGCGCGTTGCTTTCTTGATAGAGTTGGATATAAGGCATTTAATTGCGTTTCAGATGTAATGCGACCATAGATAATATCTGCTTCAGCATGAGCGCCAACTAACGGGTCACCTTTAGCTTCATCGTCACTTTTAGGATTTAATACGCTATCAAGTGTAGATTGTGTAATAGCATTACGTTTAAATAAGTCTCTAGCTAGATTGCGCTTTTCTTTGCTATTGTCAGGCAACTCATATAGCTTAATAACATCATTGTTATCTTTTTCTTTGTTTTGCAATTTAGCGTAATCTTCTGCTTGTTTGTTAGCATTAATTACATCGCTCCATGCCAGTAACGAATTCTGTCTTACCTTTTTCTTTTCATCTTCAGGCAGACTTGCATACAATGCAGATGACTCACCAAAGTCACCAGCTCTAATCTTTTGTGCAGCAGTAACAATATCTTTTGCATACGCATCAGACGTAGCAACTTCAGTAAAATGATTCAATTTAATAGCATCAAACTCTTTTAGGAATTCATTTGCTTTAGTTTGTGCAAACTCTGTACCGCCTTCACGTGCTTGCTCATATACACGTTTAAACAATAAGTTCTTAGCTTCATCAAGTAGCGCTGGGTCAGTAATAGTAGCAACCATTGCTTTGGCTGCTCTTTCGCTATAAATTAAATTTTCTTGTGCTAGTATCTGCTGGTCGTTAATATAATCAGCAGTTAGTTTCTTTGTTGCCTCTTTATAGAAAGCACCAGCAGTAGCGCCCATAGACTGTTTAAATCTAACAGCAGATTCAGGGCTAATATTAGCTAATGGCTTTTCAAAACCAGTAACGGCAGACTCAAACTTTTGTTTAATCTCAGCAGGGTCAGTTAGTTCTTTTCGCTCTACTTGAGAAAGTATGTCTGTTAACGCCGCTTGGCCATGAACTTCAAGTTGTGAACGTAACTGCTCACCTTGAAACTTGCGTAAAGTATCTTCCCATAATTGACCGCCACCACTAGCTTTAATTAAATCTATGCCACTAGATTGAGCATTAATTAAATCTTCTTTTGTGATTGGGTTATCAAGCGCAAACTGCTCCGCTTGCTTTACTGTAGTCTTGCCCATCTCAGTAAACGCATAAGCTGACAATCTATCCAACTGAGTAGATAATGCTTGTGATTGCTTAAATGACTCGCGCACATTGGCAAAGTCTAACTGAGGTAAGTCAGAGTAAACGCGGCCAGTAGATTGGTATCTTGGTAAATCAGCCATTATACTGGACTCCATTTGCCTTCAACGACAGGGGCTTTTGTTGTTGCTGTACCCGGCCTAGCGCTTTGATATGCCATAGCCGCAGTTCCAAGTTTGCCAATAGCATCAAAGTAAGAACCAGTAATAGCATCTTTTGCCGCCTCGTTTAACATGTTAGATTGTATCTCACCGAACGACAATGCACTCTTAGCGCCTTCTTGTAATACACCAACGTCTTTACCTGCAACCTTAGTGCTACGCTCTTGTATTAACTTAGCAGAGCCAGAGAAGCCTGATACGCCACCAGCAAAACCTTTAGCCGCAGCAGTAGCATTATTCTGCAATACTCGCTCTAATACTGAGTTAGCTTGTTGCTCATACTGCAAAGCATCACGACTAGCCTTTAATGTAGCTTGCTGTGCTTGCATACGATACATTGTTGCTTGTTGCTTGCCTTGGCGTATAGAGCCAACAGCCGACATAACCCCAGCTCCAGCAGCAATAAACGGAATAGCAAATGACATAATTAAGTTCCTTGATGTACAGCTATTTTATATTCCATCCCAAGCAAAGTAAACTTGAGTGGATATGTTTGCGTAATTGTAATCTTAGCTTCATTGCTATAGCCAAGAATACCATTCAATATTTTAGTTCCAGTAAACTCTGGGATGTCAGTATCAAGTATACCAGCAGTGTCAAATGTTCTAAACGGAACTTCTATGCCATTAATTTTCATGTGCTGAGTTTCTAACACGAGCGCATTAACTTCAACAATACGTTTCTTAAAGCCAACTCGTGTTCCAGTTTGTAACTTAACATCTACTGGCATAGTCCTAGCTTCTACTGCAATGGGTAATCCAATCTCATAACTCGCTGTAGATGCCCTAGGGAGCGTCACAGTGCCACCAGAACCGACAATCTCATCGGCTTGAACCAATCCATCCAACAATAGGTTTGTAGTCTTTCCTACGAGGTGTGAGACGGTCAATGATGATATTATTCCACCAGTCTGAGCGCAGTCTGTTAGCAACGTATTATCAAAGCGTTCTACATAGTATTGAACCACGCCATTAATTGTACGCTTAACTACGGCATAGATAGTAGTAATGTCTACACCAATCTCTTGGAACTCGCCACCTGCAGTTATAAACTCTGACGGAGCAATTACATTCTCTACGCGCAATAATGAGTAAGCAGCAATGGTGCCGTCTGTAGCATTAACAATTAATAGTAAATCATTCTCGTCAGTATCTACAGCCTTACGCAATGCCATGCGTTTAGGGCCTTTAAGCAGATGACCTGATAACAATGAAATCTTGCTAGTAATGTAGGTAAGTTGCGTATCGCTAAACGACACTTCGCTTAATGATTTGCCTTGACGCTGGATAAATAATGTGCCTGCATCTAACAATTGAACACGAACACCGGGCTTGCTACCATTACGGCCTGCACTGTTTACAAAGAATGATGCTGGAGTAATTGGCTCTAAGCCTTGTTGTGGCACATAGAACTCACCGCCAGTGGTAAACACTTGCAAGTCACGACCACTAATCATGTCGACAATGGCGTTAAATGTATTGGTATCTAGCGTTGCTTCTACAGCATCATCATCAAAGCCTTCTGTAGGCTCAAAGTCAAAGAACTGACCTACACGGCTACCCCATATAGTTGATGGCCTTGACTTGCTACCCCCAAAGAATAGTCGCCCTTGATGGAATGTAACTGAACGTGGCCAACCTTTAGTTGATGACCATACGTTTTCATAGCCAGTTTCTAATTCCCAGCTACCTGATGCAATGGCAGATGAGTTAAAGAATGGGAACTCTGTCACAGCATTGACTACAGTGCCACTAACGTAAGCAACAATCTTTGCACGACCTTGTGGCGTTGCATTGATGTATTGACCAACATGGCCTGAGTTAAACACGCTAGATGACGCAGTTAATGTTATTTTGCCTGATACAGCAGATGGGGTTAGCGTCGCAGATGGATTGCTATACGCTATTGTGTAAGCATACTTAGGGATGCTATCAAGTGTTAAGTTAGATGCTGTCCAAGATGAGTCAGAGCCACCACGCACAATCTTAACTGGCGCCATAGTCTCTTGCGTAACAATCAATGTATCAGCAGACTGTGTCCAGCACATGTCGTTTAATACAGATGAGCCAACAGTAGTAACTAGGTAAGGATTGCCAGTACCATTTATGTTACTAATCAATGCGCCATTCTTGAATACATACATGCGATTATGCGTAAAGCAAAGCATGTAGCTATCAGATGTTGAGAACTCAAAGGCAACTAAGCGCGAACCGTTGCCAGCAGACTCAGTGCCAGAGTTAGGCAATGCAGTAATGTAACGTGTACCCGGTCTACGAGTGATGCCGCCTTGTGGCTGACAGACTACATTGGTTGCTTTCTCTAACGCATTACCGTAAGACTTCAAGTCATTACGCGCACGGATTAATGGGTCAAGCTCACCAGCCGTAAAGTTTGTCTGCATTGTGACAAAACGAGCCATCTACTATCCTCGTACAGAAATTAGAGAGAAGTCTTTAATGCTATTTGCTGGTTGGTTTTGGCCATCAATATTCATGGCAGTACGCATATAACCACCACGGCCATTCTCACCAGGAGAACCTACTGCAACAGATTGCCAATAAGCCGCCTTCTCTGTTTGGTCAGTGATTGGGATTGATATGTGCCATGCTGTTAGATACTTGAGCAACTGAATGAACCATACAGGCATCTCAGTCTCAGGTGTGTAATACTGGTAATCGACGTAAATAACTTCTTCGTTAGTCAGTAACTTGGAACCCATAATACGATAAGCCACAATTGGCACTTCGTTTAAACCACTAGAGTTATACACAGCACGAGGCGCACCAAGCCTATCAGCAGGCATTTGGTATTCATATTTAAACTCATTGGTTGGGGTTGTTACTAGACGAGCGAGTTGCGTCTTCTTGAATGAGAAGCTCCACGGATAAATCATTAGAGCTTGGTCACGAATATCTGGGTATAGGCGGTCACATACAGAGGCTTCATCTGTGCCTTCAGTAAATGATGTGATAGGTTTTGCACCTAGCATTAACAATGCGTCAGAACAAATTGAAACGCC